GGAGATAGATACTAATGGCATTTGCAAGAGGTAAAAGATCATTAGCTATATCAGATAGATCAGGGATGCAGTTTCCTTATCTTGAAATGGTAAAAGAATGGAATGGTTCTATTGTACACATAACTGAATACGAAGCTAAACATCCACAATTAGATCCACCTTATCATCCTGCTGACCCACAAGGATTAAAACGACCAAGAGCAGATGTAAGACCAGGTGGAGGTTTATTATTACAATTAGATTTAAATTATTGGCCAGGTCAATTTACATCTAATGGAATGCAACCTGGAATAAGTGGAGATATTATTAATACTAGAAGACAAGCTAATATAGCATTAGGAAATGTAACTATTAATATAACATGACATACGCAGAATTAGTACAAAAAATTAGAGATTATACAGAAGTAGGTTCTGAGGTTTTAACATCTACTATTGTTAATGGATTTATTAGAGATTCTGAATTTAAAATATTTAGAGAAGTAGATGCAGACTACGCGCGCGAGTACGCGACATCTACATTTACAACTAACAATAAATATTTAGCTTTACCAAATGCTTCAGGATCATCAGGAACTAATACATCAAGAATAGCATTAGTTGTTCGATCCGTGGTCGTAACAAACTCTTCCGGTGTTCAAGTATCTTTAGAGCCAAGAGATGATACCTTTATAACTGAATATAATTCAACAGGATCTACTGGTTTTCCTAAATATTATGCTACATTTAGAGAAAATGCTATTGAAGTAGCTCCTACACCAAGTTCAGCTTTTGTAGTAGAATTGGATTATATTTACACACCAGATGGTTTAAGTGTAACAAATACAGAAACTTATATTTCTGTTAATGCACCAGAACTATTATTATATGCATGTTTATTAGAAGCTTTTGCATACTTAAAAGGACCCATGGATATGTACAAACTATACCAAGAGAAGTATAATGAGGCATTACAAGGATTTGCGTTAGAACAAACAGGTAGAAGACGTAGAGACGAGTATCAAGATGGAGCATTGAGATTAAAATTAAATTCTCCATCACCATAACAAAATTATAGGAGAATAATTATGACGTTAAATATAAACCAAGCGGTTTGTAATAGTTTCAAAGCACAACTGTTAGATGGAGATCACGATTTTTCAGCAGCAGGTGGAGATGTTTTTAAATTAGCACTTTACACTTCAGCTGCAACATTAAATGCTACAACAACTGTTTACACATCAACAAATGAAGTAACAGGCACTGGCGGAACATATTCTGCAGGCGGTGGACTACTACAAGGACAAACAGTTTCTTTAGATTCAGCAACAGGTATTGTTACTTTTTCTGATTTATCTTTTACAGGAGTTACACTAAGTGCATTAGGTGCAGTAATTTACAATACTTCATTCGGTAGTAATGCAGCAGTGTGTGTATTAGATTTTGGTGCTGTTAAAACTGCAACATCAGGAACATTTACAATTTTATTTCCAGCATTTACAGCAGCAGCAGCTATTTTAAGAATCGCTTAATTTTAGGAGGGCCAGGTGGCAGATATTTCAGTACAAGTATCGTCAGCTGGCCTGACAGCCTACGGAGCAGATGCTTGGAGTTCACAATCATTTGGCGGTGATCAATCTGCAAGTGTAGCTATTGGTTCAGTAGATGCCTTTAACAACGAAGGTTGGGGAAGATTAACTTGGGGATCTTTAGTTTGGAATCAAGATTTTGTTAGTGTAACAGTTGCTGTCACGACACCAGGCACACCTACAACTTGGGGACAATCTACATACGGAAATTACTCTTGGGGACAAATTACTGGTACTCAATCTGAAATAGGTGATGAATCAATATTCAATGAACAAAACGGTGAAGCGTTTGCAATCACAAATCTTTTAACATTATCTATCACATCAATTACTATTACAGCAGATGCTAATTTAAATATATCTACAAATTTATTAATTATACAAGAAGGTTTTGCTCAAGAAAACGTAAATGCTAATACAATTGTTGAAGTATCTTCACCAGGTGATTTACCATGGGGAGCAACTTCTTGGGGTAATGGTTCTTGGGGCAATATTGGAGGAATGGAAGTTTCTCAGGGAGCTGAGGAAGAAAGCGTACCAAATACTATTGCTTCTTTATCAACAAATTTATTAGTATTAACTTTAACATCTATTGCTCAAGTTACTGGAGATGCTAATTTAACATTAAATACAAACTTATTAACAACAAGTTTAGGTGATGAAGAAGGCATACCAAATACTCTTGTTTCAGTATCTACAAATTTATTAAATGTAAGTATGGGGTTTGCTTCAGGTGAAGTTTTATCTACAGTAAGCCCTACTGGTGTAAATATGACAGCTTCTACAGGTCGTTTATTTATAGCCGCTTGGGCCGTGGTTGATATAGGGGTAACCAATAATTGGAGTGTGGTTGACATAGCAGCTTAATGAAACTAAAATTAGATATTATACATAATTTATAAAGGATTTTTATGGCATCAACATTTTCTACAGATTTAAAAATAGAACTTATGGCCACGGGTGAAAACTCGGGTACATGGGGAACAAAAACAAATACAAATTTAAACTTAGTACAACAAGCCATCGTTGGTTTTGAAAACATAGCTATCACGTCCACTAATACAACTTTATTAATGACTGATGCTAACATATCAGATGCTAGAAATGCTGTTTTAAGATTTACAGGAACTATCACTGCAAACTGTACAGTTTTTGTGGCTTCAGGAATTGAAAAACCTTACACTCTACAAAACGCAACATCAGGTGCATTTACTCTTGCTTTAAATCAAGTAGGTGGAGCCTCAGTAATATTTGGAGCAACTGATAAAACAACTAAACTTGTTTATTTAAATGGAACAGATGCAGTAGATTTAGGAGTTGTAAATTTAACAGCACCTCAAACTTTAACTAATAAAACTTTAACAACACCAACACTTACTTCACCTATTATTAATGAAATTGATGATAGTAATGGTAATGAAGAAATTATATTTACAGCAACAGCTTCAGCAGTTAATGAATTAACTGTAGCTAATGCTGCAACAGGAAACAATCCAAACATTACAGCGTCAGGCAGTGATGCTGATGTTGGTATAAATTTTACACCTAAAGGAACTGGTGCAGTAACATTTAATGGCACTGGAAAAATTCAAGCAGTAAAAGAAAAAGTAACTGTAACAGCAGTAGCGTCTACTGGAACAATTAATTATGATTTTTTAACTCAAGCTGTTCTTTATCATACAACAGTGGCAACAGGTCAATTTACAATAAATTTAAGAGGTAGTTCTTCTACATCTTTAACTAATATGTTATCTGTTGGAGAATCTGTAACAGGTGCTTTTTTAAATACTAACACTACTTTTTATGTTTCAACAATAACAATTGATGGTTCATCAACAAACGTTACACTTGAATATCAAGGTGGTTCTGCCCCAAGTGCAGGTAACGCAGGAATAGATGTTTATTCATTCACTGCAATTAAAACAGCAACAACCCCAGCATATACAATTTTAGCGTCGCAAACTCAATTTAATTAAGGAGATTTTGTAATGCCTTTAAACTCAACACGCGGAGCTGGATCAGCAAAAGGATTTGGATTTGGAGCGGGTGGAAATCCTTTTATTATAGCAACAGGTGGAACAGTAGTAGAGGATGGAGATTTTAAAATTCATACATTTACAGGTCCTGGAAGTTTTATTGTATGTAAAGCAGGAACTCCAGTTAATGCTGTAGTAGATTATTTAGTAGTAGCAGGTGGTGGAGGTGGTGGAAAAGGAAGATCAGGTGGGGCAGGAGCAGGAGGATTTAGAGTTTCAAATTCATGGGGTATACCAGCTCCCACAATGTCTCCTTTATCAAACCCAACAGGAGTACCAATTTCTGCTACAACTTATCCAATTACAGTTGGTGCAGGAGGACCGATATCACCAAGTCCAGGTGTTGGTACCCCTGGAAACCCATCAACTTTTTCAACAATTACATCTACAGGTGGAGGTGGAGGAGGAGCTGATGGCACTACAGGTGGACCAGGAGGTTCAGGAGGTGGTGGAGGAGAGAGTTCAGTAAACTCATGCAGAGGAACAGGTAATACTCCTCCTACAAGTCCGCCACAAGGAAATAATGGTGGAGTAAGTGCATATGCTCCTTCTCCTGCAGGAGGCCCACATCCAGAATCACCACAGCCTTATGCTGGAGGTGGAGGAGGTGGAGCAGGTGCTGTTGGAGGAAATCAACCTTCGTCACCAGGACAAAATGGTGGAGTAGGTGGAGTAGGTTCTTTTATAAGTCCAAGTTTTGCTCCAGCTTGTGCTGGAACACCAGGTCCAGCCCCAGCAGTTAAATATTTTTCTGGTGGTGGAGCAGGTATGGGTTGTGCTGCTTCTAATCCAAACACTCCTGTATCAGGAGGTGCTGGTGGTGGAGCTCCAGCAACTACAGGTGGACCAGGTGGATCTAATAATGGAACAGCTAATACAGGTGGTGGGGGTTCTTCTTATGGTGACATTTACACTCCATCAAACGGAGTAGGTAATGGTGGTTCTGGAATTGTTTTGATAAGATATAAATATAAATAATTATGGCACATTTTGCAAAAATATCAGAAGATAATAAAGTTTTAATAGTATTAACATTTAATAATAGTGCTATGTTAGATGAAAATGGAAATGAGTCCGAATTAATTGGACAAAAATATTTAGAAAAACATCACAACTGGCCAGCTGAAATGTGGATTCAAACATCTTATAATACTTGTAATGGACAACATAACAGTGGTGGAACAGCACTCAGAGGAAACTATGCAGGTATTGGTTATACTTGGGATAAAGATAATCAAATATTTTGGCCAATAAAACCTTATAATTCGTGGGTAAAACATATTCCTACAGCGTCTTGGAAATCACCTATTGGGGATGCACCAGTAGTAACTGAAGAACAAAAAGAAGCAAATTCTCATTATAAATGGAATGAAGAAAATCAAAATTGGGATTTAATTGTTCCCTTGTTAGTTCCTTAATAATATTTGATATTAACCTAAAATTTTGATATACATTTTGCAAATATGCAAAAGAAAGTTTTATCAGAAATAGGTATATATTTTGGGCAAATAAACATGCCAAATGGTTTTGAAATAGACCGAGAAAAATTATGTGTGGATATTTTATTATATAAAAATTATAATAATTCATTTCCATTTTCTAAAGCATGGGATATGTTACAAACATATTTATGTGAACATATAAATTTAAAATATGGTTTTTCATTAGTAAACAAAAAAACATTTGGAGAAATTTATAAACCAACAGAGTATTCTCCTTCATTATTACAAATAGATCCAATAGATTTAAGAAATTCTCCAGATTATGTTATGTTATATGGTGTTAATGTTGGTAAAAATTCTTGTAAGGTATTTATAGAATATGATGATAATAGAAGAAAAGGTAGAAGTTGGGAAATATTTTTAAATGATAATGATTTTATAATGTTCCCTTCTACACAAAGATATCATGTAACCGCTAATAAATCAGAACAATTAAATTTTATACTAACCACTACTTATGAATTTATCTAATTATTATTGGTATTTTAAATCAGCTCTAACTTCAAAATTTTGTGATGATGTTATTAAATATGGATTACAACATCAGGAAGATTTAGCTATTACTGGTGGAATAGGTTCTAATAGAGATTTAAAAAAACAACCATTAAAAGAAGAAGAAATTATGGATTTAAAAAAGAAAAGAAATTCTAATATTGTATGGTTAAATGATAATTGGATTTATAAGGAAATACATCCATACTTACATGAAGCAAATAGATTAGCTGGTTGGAATTTTAATTGGGATTTTTCTGAATCCTGTCAATTTACTAAATATAAATTAAATCAATATTATGATTGGCATTGTGATTCTTGGGATAAAGTTTATGATAAACCCAATGATCTAAACTCACATGGTAAAATTAGAAAATTATCTATGACTTGTCAATTGACGGATGGTAGTGAATATGAAGGAGGAGAATTACAGTTTGATTGTAGAAATTATGATCCACATATGCGTGATGAAGATAAACATGTGTTGACCGTAAAAGAAATATTACCTAAAGGCTCAATAGTAGTATTTCCAAGTTTTGTGTGGCATCGAGTCCAACCTGTTACGAAAGGAACTAGATATTCTTTAGTTGTTTGGAACTTAGGATATCCATTTAAATAATATGTTTATAGAAGAATATTTTAAAACACCATTTTGGTTCGAAGAAAAATTAGATTTTTTAAAATCGCTCACTAAAGCAACTGACAAGTACATTAAAGAAGCTAGAGAATTACAAAAAAATTATATTAAAAAAACAAATGATTTTGGAAATTCTTATCATTCAACACCATTATCAGCAGATACTAAATTTAAAGATTTTCATAATTATGTAGGTCAGAAAGCTTGGGAGTTTTTAGATTGGCAAGGATTTGATATGCAACAATATATTACTTTTTTTTCTGAAAGTTGGGTACAGGAATTTTCAAAAAATGGTGGTGGTCATCATTCTGCACATATTCATCACAATCAACATGTAAGTGGATTTTATTTTCTTAAAGCAAGTGAAAATACTTCTTTACCAATATTCCATGAACCTAGAGCGGGTGCACGTTGTACAAAATTAAAACTTAAAAATGAAAGTGTAGTCACTCATGGCACAGAAATTGTGCATTTTAAAGTAAAACCTGGAGTGCTTTTATTTTTTCCAGGTTATATGCAGCATGAATTTGCAGTAGATCATGGTAAAGAACCTTTTAGATTTATTCATTTCAATATACAAGCAGTTCCAAAAGAAATGGCAAAGGTAAATATATAATGACTGAATATAATTTTAAAAAAGATAGATTTACTGTAATTGAAAAAGCAATAGATCCAAAAATTGCAAATTTTATTTACAATTATTTTTTAATGAAAAGACAAGTTGCAAGAACAATGTTTGATACAAAATATATTTCTCCATTCACAACTGAATTTGGTATATGGAATGATGATCAAGTTCCAAATACTTATTCTCATTATTCAGATATTGCTATGGAAACTTTATTATTAGCTGTTCAACCTATTATGGAAAAACAAACAGGATTAAAATTAATTCCAACATATTCATATGCTCGTATTTATAAAAAAGGAGATGTATTAAAACGTCATAAAGATAGATTTAGTTGTGAAATATCTACAACATTAAATCTAGGTGGAGACAAATGGCCTATTTTTATAGAAAAGGATCCAAACAAAGGAGGAGTAGTTGAAGGAAAAGGATATGTAACTGACAATACAAAAGGTATTAAAGTAAATTTAAAACCAGGTGATATGTTGGTTTATAGAGGAAATTTATTAGAGCATTGGCGAGAAGAATTTGAAGGTCAAGATTGTGGCCAAGTGTTTTTACATTATAATAATCTTGCAACTAAAGGTGCAAAAGACAATATATTTGATAAAAGAAAACATTTAGGACTTCCTTCTTGGTTTAAAAAATAGTCCAATCTTTTAGCTATACTTAAACAATGCTATAATAGGCATAAATATGCCATTAAAAAAGATACCATTACCTCCAGGCTTTGATAAGAATGATACAGCCTCTCAAGCAGAAGGACGTTGGATTGATGGAGATAATGTACGTTTTCAATATGGATCACCTGAAAAAATAGGTGGTTGGGAACAAATTAATTCCTCTGTATTAGTAGGTGCAGCCAGAGACATACATTCTTGGTTTGATTTAACGGGCAGACGTTATGTAGCTATCGGCACGAACAAAGTTTTATATATTCTTTTTGATGAGGTGTTTTATGACATTACACCTTTAGGAACAGCTTTAACTGGTTGTACTTATACATCAACAACAGGCTCTGCAACAGTTACAATTAATAAAGCATCACATGGACTATCGGTTGGAGATTTAATTAAATTTACAAGTGTAACAACACCGGGACCTACTACAACAAGTTTTACATCTGCTAATTTTGAAACTAATTCATTTGAAGTTAAAACAGTACCAACTGCAAATACATTTACAATTACTATGCCTGTTACAGAAACAGGAACAGGGGTTACTACAGGTGGATCACTTATAACAAATCCATATGTCATTGTTGGCCCACTTGCCGCGACACTTGGTTATGGATGGGGAGCAGGAACATGGGGATTATCTACCTGGGGAACTTCAAGAACAGTTTCTAATACAACTATTGAATCTGGAAATTGGTCTTTAGATAATTTTGGAGAATTATTAATTGCTACAATTAAAGATGGAAAAACTTTTTCATGGGATCCAAATGCAGGAGTAGGAGTTAACACACGAGCAACCGTTATAGCAGGTAATCCTACTGCAACAGTTTTAACAAGAGTATCAGACAGAGACAGACATTTAATTCATTTTGGAACAGAAACTTCTATTGGAAACGTTGCGACTCAAGATCCAATGTTTATAAGATTTTCAGATCAAGAAGATATTGAAGTATATGAACCAACTTCTACTAACACTGCAGGTACATTTAGATTAGATAATGGTAGTAGAATTGTAGCTGCTGTTAAAGGTAAAGATTATATATTAGTTATAACAGATGAAGCTGCTTATACAATGCAATTTGTAGGACCTCCTTTTACATTTAGCATACGTCAAGTTGGATCTAATTGTGGATGTGTTGGTCAACATGCGGCAGTCTTCGTAGATGGTGCTGTGTATTGGATGGGTGATTCTGGTAATTTCTTTGTATTTGATGGAACGGTTAAAACATTATCATCTTCAGTTGAGAACTTTGTATTTACCACAACAGGGGGTGGTTTAGGACTTAATTTTACAAATGGTGAGACAGTGTTTGCAGGACACAATAGTTTATTTACAGAAATTAACTGGTTTTATCCAAAAGCATCCTCAACAGAAATAGATAGAGTTGTTACTTATAATTACGAACTTCAAACATGGACTACAGGATCGCTTGCAAGAACAACATATGAAGATGCTCATGTATTAGAATATCCAAGTGCTACTAAATATATAAGCACTTTGACTCCAAATACTCCTATAGTAAATGGTATTAGTAATGGAGGTAGTTATGTATTTGCACATGAAGTAGGTGTGAATGAAGTTATTAATTTAACAAGCACAAATACAACAAGTGTTGTTATATCTTCATTTATAAGATCAGGA